TCAAGCAACGTGTTGCCTATCGGTGGCAGTGTTTACATCTCATTCTCCAAGGCTGGTGGAACAGGTCCAGAGGGTCCAGTTGGTATTGGTGCAACAGGCTCCACTGGTTCCACTGGTACTACAGGTTCCGATGGTGCAGCAGGAGCAACAGGCTCTACTGGCTCGGCAGGAATATTTGTTCGCTCTGGTTCTGCTGTTGACGGAAACTCAGTAAACTCCATTGAGGGAGTGCCTAATATTCACATCGCTGCCGGTAGTGGTATCGCTATCGACCTGCTTGAAGACCCGACAAATGATGCTGCCAAGTATACGATTACTAACACTGGTGGCGGCGATGGTGGTCCCGGCACTGTCCCCGGAGGTGCTATTGTTGGTGTTCGTGTTGATGAAATCCGCGCACCAATTTTAGATGGTAGGTCAGGTGGAACGGGTGACATTGATGCTCTCTATATTAATGATTTAAGGTCTGGAATCATTGGTTCTAATAATTTGACTAACTATAACCCAGTTCCCTCAAATTATGAATCGCAAACTGACCCCACGGGCAGAAACGCCGTGTGGAATATGGTTCCGTTTTATAATAACTATACAGTTGGAAATGCGGGGCAGGTCGCATCCGTGCAATTGCGGTGCAATGACGAAGGAAAAAATCTTATTTTCCCCTCCGGTGCAGATTATAATATGCCAAGAACTTTCTCTGATGATTTGACAGGAAACTCAAGTCCAGTTGGTCAATTACTTGAATTGAGAGAGGGAAACTACCTTTATCACGTTAAATATGATATCGACCATCAAACAACGTCTGATTTGCAGTCCGCTTTTGCATTTAGGGCTGTTCCCACCACTGGTAGTGATTCGGGACTTGCTGGAACATCAGATTCAACTGGAGTCTTTGCTCAGGATGAGGGACTGGCAAATTCAAGTATGCTTGGAATTGATGCTGACGGAACCACTAAGAAACGAAGAATTAGTGTCAATGGCGATGTTACTAGCCTCAGTCTTGAGTATTGGCTTGATGGAAATAGTCTTCCCGGCGCAGGTTTACCGGGAAGCAATAGATGTTTGGGATTGTGCGTAAGTGGCATGTCAAACTCAAATCAGGCTACTGGTATTTTCCATACATCCGGTAGAATCCTGTTTGCAAGAAGAACCGTTATAATCTATAGCAAGTCTTAATGGTGGCTAATAGTTGAAAGAAAACAAGCCAAAGGGAAAGTCGCTCAGGCGTAGGAAGCCTCGTTCCAATACATATAAAAGGACAAGGAGCGAGATAGATGTCGAAACCAACAACCAGAGAAGAGTTAAAACAGTACGCTCTGAGGAAACTGGGCGCACCAGTAATCGAGATTAATGTAGATGACTCTCAGTTAGAGGACTCTCTCGACGATGCAATTCAAATGTTCAACGAATACCATTTTGATGGTGTTGAGCGTGTTTTGTATAAACATGAAATCACTGAAACAGATATTCAAAATGGTTTTATTGACACCGATTCCATCGGAGCCACTGGACCAAATGGATATCCTCAAGTTGAAGACTCAAAAGAACTTATTTCTGTAACGAAGGTTTTTCAGTTTGACCAAGGCGGTGCTGGTTCAAACATGTTTAGTGTTCGTTACCAAATGGCTTTGAACGATACCTACGGTCTTCGATATGGTGGTGATATGACAAATTATTATATCACCCAGTCATACATTTCACTTCTAGCAGACATGTTAGACCCAGAAAAACAAATTCGTTTTAATCGAGTCACAAACAGACTTTACCTCGACATGAACTGGTCAGAACTTGTTAGTGCTGGAGATTTTATTGTGATTGATGGCTATGCCGCTATCAATCCAGAAACATACACCGAGGTGTACGATGATATTTTGCTCAAACGATATGTGACCGCATCATTTAAAAAACAATGGGCTATGAACCTGATGAAATATCAAAATATTAGTCTCCCCGGTGGTGTTCAGTTTAACGCTGACCAGTTATTTTCATCCGCTACCGACGAAATGGAAAAAATCGAAGAAACATTACAAGACAAATACGAATTACCACCTGACTTCTTCACGGGATAATCATGCCAGTAAATCCATACTTCAATAAATTTAACAATTCTTCTGAGCAATCTCTGGTTGACAGTATTGTTACAGAAGTTATCAAAATTCATGGTATGGATGTTGCTTACATTCCCAGAGCGATTGTCAACAAAGACGATTTGTTTGGTGAAGACAGACTCGCACGTTTCAAAGATGGATTTTTAATTGAAGCATACCTTGATAGTTACGAAGGCTTTGAGGGCGAGGGTGAGGTGATGACTCAATTTGGTCTGGACATCAAAGATGAAATTGAATTGACAGTCTCCCGAAGTAGATTCAATAGTATTTTTCCAGAATATCCTTATCCGAGAGAAGGCGATTTAATTTATCTTCCTTTGAGCGATGGCTTGTTTGAAATTAATTTTGTTGAAAGAGAAAAGAACTTTTTTCATTTTGGTAAAATCTTTTCATACACGCTCAAATGTTCGATGTTCAAATATTCTGGAGAGGATTTCACGACTGGATTCGATGCGATTGACGGAGCAACCAGCGATGTCAACAACAGGCTTATTGTTGTAACAACCTCTTCGGGTAGCGGTGAATTTATTGAGGGTGAACGCGCACACCTATATGACGCTCTTGGTTCTACGGGTGCGACACTCGATGTGATTAACTGGAATACAAGCACAGACACCGCAGAGGTTATGATGATTGGCGGAACATTCGGTGGAGCAGCCAGTATCATCGGTGCAAATTCTGGTGCGACGTACTCCATTAACACAATTGGATTTACGAATGACTTCTTTGTTCAAGAGCAATTTGAAGACAACACAAACTTCATGCTGGAGGGTAACTCCTTTATTGACTTTACGGACACTGACCCATTTTCGGAGGGTGACCTTTAATGTTTACAACTTATTATAATGAGGCTATTCGTAAGACCGTTGTTGCTTTCGGCTCGTTGTTCGATGAAATTTTTGTTCAACGCAGAGACAGTGCAGGAAACACTATTAAAAAATTTATGGTTCCGATTTCATATTCTTCTAAAGAAAAATTTATTCGGATGCTTGATGAATACCCAAATACAAAAGGTCAAGTTGATGGTGGTCGTAGCGGCGAATCAACAAGAGCCGGTATCGCGTCAATTTTACCTCGAATGGGTTTTATCATCAATAATATAAATTTTGATTCGACTAGAAAAAGAAACACCGTTTACAAAAGATACAAACAAAAAACATCGAGTGGCGAAGTTGACACTCAGTTTGCCGAAGTTCCGTATACGGTAGGTTTTTCTTTGTCAGTTGTTTCTAGAACGATGGATGATGCTTTGCAAATTGTCGAGCAAATCGTTCCATACTTTACTCCAGAGTTCACGGTGACACTTAATTTTTCTGATATGAACACAAAAATTGATGTTCCAATTATTTTAAATTCTGTGACACCTGAAATTGACTACGAGGGTGATACATCTACACAACGCTCAGTCATCTTTAATCTTGAGTTTACCGCATTGACTTATGTTTTTTCACCAGTCAAAACACAAAAGTTTATTAAGCGAACAGACGTTACAGCGTTCAACGCATTCTTCAACACCGGACCAACTGGTGGAGTCACTGGTCCAACGTCAGCAGCATTTCGTATTATCACAGATGTCACTGGACCCTCTGGTGCTGATTCACTTCCACCGATTGCCGGAACCACCCAAGACATCTTTGAGTATCCTAATACTCTAAGCATCACTGGAGGAACACAAAATGCCCAATAACAATGAAAATCCTTTAGAAAACGCTTTAAACATAGAGCCTACAGAGGTGCGGAAAACGACACCTAAAGTGGTGGATGCCGACATCGTTCGCCGTGAGCCTGTCAAGGTTGACCTTTCCAAGTTTCCCGACAGAAAAAAGATGGATCAGCGAAAAGACTACGGAGAGGTGCGTGAAAATCTAAAAGATGTAATTGATAATAGCAAAATTGCCATCGAAGGTATTTTGAAAGTTGCAGCCGAGAGCGACAGCCCCAGAGCCTACGAGGTCGTGTCGCAACTTCTCAAAACTGCCACAGAAGCCAACAAAGAATTGCTTGATGTTCACAAACAAATGAAAGATATTGAAAAAGACGAAACAAAGAAACAGGTCACGAACAATGCCTTCTTTGTTGGGTCTACAAAAGAACTACAGGATA